GACAGCCACGTCGGCTTTGTCGGCCGGGTAGGCGACCGTCAGCGTGTAGCGGCGTTCGTCGACGGCCTTGACGAGGGCGCCGGACACGGACTGGCCGTCCCACGTGGCCTTGGCCGCGGGCTCTTCCGTGCCGTCGTCTACGACGGTCGTAGTGGTGACCTTCACTGCGAGCAGCCCTTCTTCATCGTCCAGCCGGACGCCGCGCACGGGCCGGTTCCCTTGTTGTGCTCGGCCACCACGTCATCGGCCGAGACCGGCACTGTGGCTCCGCAAGCGGGGCATTCGATCGTGCGGCTCTCTGGCTCACTCACCGGCTGACCTCCTGGCTGACGTGCTGCTTCATGTCCTCGTGGTGGGCGTCGAGCTTGCGGTGCGTGCGGATGTGGGCCAGGCCGAGGCCCAGCAGCGTCCAGAACGACGGCGGGAGAACGTTCTGCAGGACGTACTGCCAGACGGCGCTCAGCATCAGGCACCTGCCGAGGGCATCAAATCGGGCCACAGGACGGGGCGGAACTCGCGCTCCCACTCGTCCAGCCGCCCGTGACGAGCGAACATGGCCCGCTCGCACGCCATCGCAAGCTCGTGCGTCGGCGTCTGGCCGACTTCATCGGCCGTCCACTCGTCGTACGGCTTCTCCAGCCACGCCACAGCCATCAGGCACCCACCAGCACGGGCAGCTCAGCGCACCGGCAGCGCGGATGCAGCAGCACCATCGGCTCAGTGCCCAGCGGGTGCGCGCCCACCTCTTCGGCGGCGTCGCAGACCGGGCACACCTTGTCGTCTTCGGCCGTCGAAATCTCGATCTCAGCTACGCCCGTCTCCCGGTACACCTGCCGGGACGCCGTGGCCTGTGCCCGCCCGATCTCAGCCTGTGCCACCAGCTCGGCCCGCTCCGGCTTGTCCAGCACGTCCCGCAGCTGCCGGGCCAGGTCGCCGACCGAGAGGGACGGCTCCAAGGGGGCGGGCAGCGGCTGCCGGTGGGTCACGTCGCTGGCCAAGGTCGCTTCGAGGACGTCGGCGAGGTCCTGGAGCCGCGTCGCCGCGATCGACTTGATGCGGATGCCGGCCGAGTCCAGCAGCTGCTTCAGGCCCGGCCCGGCGATGGCGGCGGCGGCCCGGTGGTCGCCGGGCTTCCACGCGCCCCAGTCCACTTGGCCGCCGTTGACGAGGGCCTGAGCGGACCGCTGCCCGAGCACCCACCCTTCGGTGTACAGCTTCGCCAGGACGGCCGTCAGCGCGCGGGTGATGGCGCGGGAGGCGCGATCCAGGAACTGGGACAGCAGCGGGCTGATCGCCTTGGTGAGCGGGGGAGCGCTCTTCCCTTGAGCTACCGGCACTTTTCGTCCGGGCCGGGACTCGAACCCGGCAACCTCTCCCCCGCGCAAACCAACCGGCGCCGGATGATTCGCTGCCACCACGACCTTACTCACCTCGGCCGGGTGCAGCGCCTGCCACGCCTCAGCCAGTTTGGTCGTGTCGATCGCCCCGGTCAGCGCCTCCTGGATCTGCCCGGTGTACACGCTCACCAGCTCCCGGTCCCGCTGCCAGCCGGGCCAGTCCCGGCGGGCACTTTTCCCGGGCCGTCCTTGAACAGCACCCGGGGGTCGCCGGCCAGCGCGGGCATGTCAGCGGCGGTCAGCGCCCGGCACTCGAACGGGCGGGAGCGGTCCTTGGCCAGGTAGCGGCGCAGCGCCGCCTTCTCAGCCGTCTTCGACGGCGGGCCGTCCTGCTCGTCCTCGTCGTCCTGCTCATCCGTACCGGTGGCATCATCGGGACCGCCAGCCATCTCCGAGCCGCGAGGCGGGGCCACGGCCGGGCCGATCAGCGTTCCCGGCGGCGCTGTCTTGCTCGAACCCTCCAGGAACACCACGCCGCGCGGCGTGGTCAGCATCGGCATGTCGGCTTCGGGGAACGTGTAGGTGGGCAGGCCACGGCGGGCCCGGTCCTCGTTCACGGTCAGCCGGGCACCAGACACCTGCTCGGCGGCCACCGCGTCGGCCGCCGCCTCGTCTTCGGATTCCAGGCCCAGGATCTGGACCTGCAGCACGCTTGGCATGCGCAGCTGGCGCTTGCACAGCTTCGTCGCGATCTTGCTCAGCCAGTCGGCGTCAGGGATGCGGGTCTGCCGGTTGAGGATGTCCTCCTCGCCCTCATGGAAGCTCGCACCGAGAGCACCGGTCTCAGTGAAGCCGACCTCTGAGGCCGGGAGCCCGAAGTCCCCGGCCACCAGCTTGATCAAAAACAAATCGTAATCGGGTTTGTACTGCTCAGGGATCGTCTGCGGCTGGATCATCTTGGTGCCGGGCGGCATGAACGGCCACTTCTGCCGGGCCGCCGTGTCGCCTTCGAGCATCGCGTTGAACGAGCGGGAGAAGTCCTCCCACTGGGTCACGTCCCAGCCCGTGGTCGGGTCGGTCTCCACCAGCCCGCCCGGCGTCACACCCTCGGTGTACTCGGACAGGATCCAGCCCATGCGCCGCATCCAGACGAGGCCATCGAGCAAGGCGATCTCGGTGGCGCTCAGCCCGTACGGCGACTCGCTGCGCAGCATCCGGCGCTCATAGACCAGCTCATCGGCGGCGTACCCGCCGGGCACGAACGGCTTGCCGTCCACGCCGATGTCCGCGTCGGCGAGGAACTCACCGCGGGGAAACCCGTACATGATCTGCTGGTAGGCGGGCTGCGGCGGGGCCGGGCGGCCACCGTACTCGTCCAGCAGCGGCTTGATCGTTTTGGAGTCGATGACCTCCAGGGCGAACAGGTCACCGCCGAACGTCTTGCGCGGGTAGACGACGCTGGCGCCGAACTTCAGCTGGTTCTCCATCAGCAGGCTCGTCCACGCCTGCCAGTCGAGGCCGTTCTTCGGGTCGGGCTCCTGCAGCCAGTCGGTGATCCGGGAGATCTCGGACATGTACTGCTTGCGCAGCTCGGACTCGACGTCCTTGGTGGCCGACCCGGACAGGGCCGCCGCCCTGGCCACCGCCTTCGGGTCGACGGTCACCGTGAAGTCCAGGCCGCAGACGCTCTTGCGCCGCTCGATGCACTTGCGGAACAGGGGCATGTTGGCCGCGTCCTGCAGGGTCCGCCACGGCACGTGCATGCGGTCGTCGATCTGCAGGTTGATCGAGACCGGATACTCGTACAGCCGCGGCTCGGCGCGCCCGGTGTCCGGGCGGACCGTGTTGATCGGCGCGGGCGGCAGACGGCGCCCCGGGCCGAACGGGGCGGTCTCCCAGTACGGGGACTGGGGCAGCGGCTGGGCGGTCATGTTGCCGGACTGGAGCTGCTGCTGGGCGGCGAGCATCGCCGACAGCTGGGCGGGGCTGAAGCTGACCGCTGTGCCGCCGGCGGGGATGGCGGCCTTGGCCGCGCGCTGGCGCGGCCGGTTGCGCTGGGCCGAGCGCTTAGACATCGCCTGGCTCGACGTGCGCCCAGCACACCGGGCCGTCAGGGCCGATCGTGAGCGCCTTGCTGACGGTCACCTGCGGCACGTCCGGGAGCGGCTCAGCGGCCCGCGTGGCGATGTCCACGGCCACCTGGTGGTCACGGTCGGACCGCTTCGCTTCCCGGCAGCAGACGATGCAGGCAGGCGTCCACGTCAGCTCCGGCACGATCTCGGCGATGCGCAGCGCCACCGTCTCGCCGATGATCCGGGCCAGCGTCTGCTCAGCCGGGACCGCACCGGCCGGGCCGCGCACGTTGTTCTTCTCCCGCCGCCGCTCAGCGCGCGGCATGGCGTGGACCACGTCACTCACCGGGCGCCCGCCGGTGCACGATCACGGGCGCGGCCGGGCCGACGCCGAGCAGATGCAGCGCCAGGCACACCAGGCCCAGCAGCGCGAAGCTGGTGGCCGTCAGCCAGGCGCCAGAGTGCACACCGGCGCCGTTGAAGATGAACGCGATGGCGAAGAACAGCGCCGCCAGCCAGCCGAGCACCATGCGCCTCCGGTTTTTGTTGGGTAGCTACAAAGATCAGCTACCAGGAGTATGCACCAGGCGCAGTGGTTTAGCGGAACACCACAACGCTAAGCGTCAACCATCCGCAACGTGCTCGCCGTCCATGGTGCCGTCACACGGGCAGTCCAGGCAGACGCAAGCGATGATCGTTCGCGCTGTGCAGTCCGCGCACGGGCAGACGCACCGCCCAGTGTGATTGAAATGCGGCTCACAGTGAGGCCCTGGCAATCCGACAGCGCTCATCCCCTAAGCCTCCCACTGGTCAGCGCCGCCCAGTACGCACTCTGCGCGTCCTTCGGCACGTAGTAGGCCAGCAGCAAGGCGTCCGCGTCGTCGGGGCTCTGGCCGCCCGTCCGCGCCCGGATATCGTCCTTGGACTCGATCTGCACGCGGCCCTTGCTGTCGGGCTGCCAGCGCGGGATCAGCAGCTGCGCGTTGGTCGTGTCCGCGCCCTCCATGCTGGACAGGTCCCACTCCTGCCGCTGGCTGGACACGCGCCCGATCTCCCACCACAGCTGGGCCCGCAGGTTCAGGTACTTCTCCGGCTGGCTGGACTTCTCGCTGACCATGACGGCGTGCACGGCCACCTCCCGGTCCGCATCGCCGCGCTTGATCCGGTTGCGGACCTCGCCGGCCAGGCCCCAGCCCACGCCGATCGCATCCACCTTCACCGACGTGGCGCCCGTCTCGGCGATGGCGTGCATCAGCAGGTTCCCCGCCTGCTCAGGCTCCGGTGTCCGCTGCGCCCAGCGGCGGCCGGCCTTGATGCCGCGCCGCTCGCGGATGATCGTCAGGTCCCCGCCGCCGCCGACGTCCACACCGAGCTCGACGGGGGCCAGCTCGGTGGCCGAGCGCGCCTCAGCCAGCCAGCACGAGGCCAGCGCGGCGGTCGGCACCACCTGATTCGGGTTGTCGTCGGGGAACTCGGCCAGCACCTTCGACACGTACAGCGGGTTGTCCTCGCCCCACTCCAGGCGCCGCTCCTCGGCCCACAGCGGCGTCACCAGCGCCTTGGCCACACGCTCCGGCACAACCTCGCCGGTGAAGTTCGGCGACGACGCCAGCGAGATCTTGAACGCCTGCCAGCCCTTCGCCGACGGCTGGCAGATCTCAGCGAAGTGCGAGCCCGGGTTGTCCGGGTTGCCGATCGCCAGGATGCGGCTGTTGTCGGTGGTGGTGATCGTCTCAGCGGCCGTCCACAGCCAGCTTGGGATGCCGCCCGCCTCATCCAGGATCACCAGGATGCCGCCTGCCCGGTGGTAGCCCTGGAACACCGACGGGTCGAAGTCGCTGCCCTGCGCCGTGTCCGGGGGCTTCCGGCCGAACGCCATCAGCTTGCGGCCGACCCGCCACTCGTCGTTCAGGCCGGTCCGGCCCGGCAGCTTCAGCGAGCCGTGCAGGCCCCGGATCTCCTCCCAGAGGATGCCGGACACCTGGTGTGAGCTGGGGGCGGTGGTGACGACCATGCCGTCCGGCCGGGTGTCCACCCACCAGCAGGCCAGGTCGGCGGCCAGGAAGCTCTTGCCGACCGCGTGCCCGGCGCGGACCGCGGTGCGCTTGTTCGCCTCGATGCTGGCGGCGATCTCCCGCTGCGCCGACCAGAGCGTGACGCCCTTGCCGCGCGACCAGGCGACCGGGCCCGGCACCGGCGCGTCCTCACGCTCGATCATGGCGCTGAGCGTGGCCAGGGTGCGCGGCGCCAGCGTGGTCATGCCGCCAGGTGGTCCTTGACCGCGGCCAGCGCCACCTTCCGCTGGCCCGCGTCCACCCCGGCGGCTTCGAGACCGATGCGGATGGCGTCCATGATGACCTGCGCCTGGGCCTCAGCGATGGCGGCCAGCCGCTCGTCGATGTTGAGCCTGGCCATCGCGGTCAGGAAGCGCTCACAGCGATCGAGGGCCCGTTCCCACAGCGCCACCTCGGCCCGCAGCTGCTCGCCGCCCTCGGTGCTGTACCGCAGCGACGTGAGGTCGTTGACCTTGGCCGCGATCTGGTCCTTCCACGCCAGCACCTCGGCGGTGACGCTGGCCAGCGCGGACAGCGGGTCGTCGACCGGCGGCAGGTTCAGGCGGACCAGCTGGGCTGTCGCCTGCGAGGCGATGGCGGCCTGCTGGTGGGTTGGCGTCGCACCGCCGTGGAGCTTGCACCGGCCATGGCCCGCATGGTCGGTTCCCCACCCGGCTGGCAGAGCGCAGACGCCATCGCCCTGGTGTTTCTTACCGCCGCACTTCGTCATGGCCATTGCCGGAAACAGCCGCGGTCATGGCCTCAGGCCTGGCCAGCGACAACGGGCCCGGCAGCGACCGGCTGCGGCGCGTCGGCGGCCTCGGCTGTCCCGCTGACTTCCGTGACCCCACCGGCCGTGGCTAGCGAGACGACGCCCTTGAGCATCCCGGCCACGGTGGACAGCGCGCCTGCGGGGAGAACGCTCTTGGCGACGTTCTCGGCGAGGCTGCTGACGAGCTCGAACACCTCAGCGCCTTCGGGGGTGGCCTTGAGGCTTTCGACCTTGGCCATGGCTTCGTCGTCGACGTGCTCGGCCTTGGCGGCGAGGCTGGCGAGTTCGGTCTTGATTTCGGTGATCAGGCTCACTGGTGCCTCCGTGGCGGCGGTGGTTGCTGGGGCTTGCTGCTGATGGTAACGGCCGTGGTGGGTGAGCTTGCTGAGGTCGGTCTCAGCGTGCTCGATGTCGGTGGCGAGGACGTGCCCGGCGTGCGCGATGGCACGCCGGGCAGCGTCGTGGATGGGCAGGCCCACGGTCAGGCCGTGACGACGGCGATCAGGCCGAGGTCGCGGGCGCGCTCCCCGGACGCCGGGACGTCGAACTCAACGGGCTTGCCGCGCTGGGTGGCGTACAGGATCTCCTTGCTAGTGCTGTCACCGAAGTAGCCGGCCTCGTCGCTGATCACCAGCACGTAGTCGGCGAGGTCGATCTTGCGTCTGTGCAGCTCGTCCAGCGCGACCTTCTCGGCGGAGTTGTGGCCGACGCCTTCGCCGTGGCCGTGCTGGGCTTTGGCGTGCGGGTAGAAGCCGACAGACAGGACGATTTCACCGGCCATGGTGCGCTCGTAATTGACCCGCTGGAATTCTTCGTAGAATTTCGTCGATCCGCATAGGCAGACAATGCGTGGACGGTCGCTGTCGAAGTCGCGGACCAGGCCGTGATGCTCGTCGCATTCGGTACTGAAGTGCGGATAACTCATTTTCCAATTCTCCATTTCTCTCAGCCTCGCGCGCTTCCAGCTGTAGGTGTGATCACAGTTACGTTCGTCAGGTCTTGAGGTTGGGTTTGACCTTTGAGGAAACCCGATAAAGGCATGCCTGCCAGAAGGCGGAACCACAGTGCCGCCTTCCGTGGGTTAAGGCGGAACCATAGTTCCGCCTTGTCCTGTGGATAACTTCAGGTAAGGCGGAACCACAGTGCCGCCTTCTGTGGTGCTGCCCACAAGCCCGTAAGCGAGCCCGGCAGCCCGGATAATAGCCTGGAAAATGTCAGGCACCATATACTCAGGCTCGTTGTTCCGGCTCGCGTAAACCTCCCTCCCGTCTTTCCCTTTCCCTTTGCTGACCCGGAATTCGAACCCACGGTCAGCGAGCTTTTCGAGCGTCTTGCGCACATTCCGGTCGCCCATGTGGGCACGGCGGCACAATTCATCCGTGGGTATGAATGAGCGGCGGGTTTCGTCGTTGGCGTCGTCAGCGATCACCCAGGCCACGACCAGCTCGCCACTCGTCCAGTCACGCGGCGCGAAGTCGCGGATCTGGCGGTAGAGCTTGTAGCCCACGCTCACGGTCCTGTCTCCCTAGCTGGCGGATGGGTCTCTGCGGCGCAACCTGAGCCGCGCCAGGCCCCTTAACGGCGGCCTGCGCCGCACGGCAGGCTCCGCGG